AAATACAAAATACCCATCCAAGTAGCCTACTTTGACCGCGCCAGGGAAGTCTGGATCGGTAATTTGGGCAAATACGTTGGTGGTTGAGTTGTAAATATAACCGTCAGGGTTGCAGGCAATAAATATTTGCGTACCGTTATCGGACATGGACACCGGCCCCGTGCCGGTAACAGTGCCTAACAAAGTCAACCGCCATGCGGTGGTAGTCGAATAAAGGCTAGTCTGATAAAAAGCGGTCCCCGACACTACGTACAAATAGTCTTTTAAGACCCAAAGGCCACGGATTGGGCCTTCTCCAACTTCTACCAACCGGCGTAGTCCTGGTGCGCGGGAAAGAAAACCCGCAGTCATGCCGCCTTCTTGCACTACTTCTGGGTACATATTGACCATGCGGTTGTCCGCAACATTGACGCTGCGAGCGACATAGCTGGAGCCAAGGATTGGCGAGTCCATGCTTAGTAATTCCCAGCGTAAATGTTAAAGCGTTGGCGTGTAGCCACAATTGCGTAAGGCATCGACATCACATCATCAGGATTGTTAATGCGTTTCAAGTTGCGTTTGCTGGTCATAGCAATGCGTGACACTTGGGGGCTAGGCTCAACACCATACTCAGGCGCGATCTCGCAAGCCAAGTTGTAGGTGAAAGCACGCAGATAGCCAGGCGGGAACAGGATTTCTGTTTCAAGTGTCGGCGCTTGGTCAAGTTCCTGTACGCTAATAAAGTGCCATTCCAAATCCCTTGTAGGCTTTGGATAGACCGTCATCTGGATGTTGGGATACTCCATATTGATCCACATAACTTGTGGATAAGTAGAAGTCACCGTTTTTACAGCAATACCATCGTACTGCTGCTGATTGATAAATTTGATGCCAAAGCTGACGTTAGTGCCTGAGTCGCGGTAGTAGGTTGCGTCATCCAGCAGAACAGGGCGAACGCCTACAAAGTCACCAGTAGGTCCAAGGTGGCGTTGAATCTCGCCAGCAGGCCATGTAAATACTTGATCAATGGTGTTAAAGATGGACAGCCGTTCGGTGTTCCAACTATCAATCATCTGGTTTAACGCTGTCAAAGCGTCTTGCGACATTGCCGCAGATGGGGTTTCGCCTTCGGCCAGCACGCCGAGCAATCTCAACGCTCGGTTGATCTGATCGCCAGCAGTGTATGTCGCCATGACTAGGCTCCTTCAGTTTCAGTTCTACGACGGCGCTTTACTTCCAGTGCGTTGACGGGAGCCGCCTCACTAACTTCGGGCGTATCCAGAGTATATCGTGTCCAGCCGTTCTTTTCATCATAGGCTGCTTCAAGTTCCATAGTCGCTACTTTGCGGCCATGAACAGGGTGGAAGAGATAGATTTCCATAAATGAAAGGGGGCTTTTGGCCCCCCTCCTTTTAGCTTGCGCCGTGGATAATTGAGAAATTGATGATCACAGCTTCAGAATATGAAGTTGCGCTCAAATTCCGCAACGAAATCAAGGCAGTACCAGTAGACAGATAAGAAACGTATGTGGTGTAAGCACCAGCAGCACTACCAGTAGTATTGCTAGATACGCACACAATCATCGTGTCATTAGCCGAAATTAGGCTATTAGTTAGCACAAATGATGCTACCGCACCGCCAGCCAATGCTGCGTTGTTCATTGTGATGCGACCAGCAGACTTGTTCAGAGTTACCCCTGTTGACTTGTCTGTTGCTTGCGTCACAGCGCCTTGTGCTGCTGCTGAGTACCCAATTTCTTGGGACGCATAGCAGGTGGTAAATTCGGGATCGCTATACGCGACACCTACCGCTTGAGTATTTGGCATATTGTTTCCTTAGTAAATGGGGCCGAAGCCCCATTTAGGTTTAAGACATCCGATACAGAGTCCAAGCGCCGTCACCAGTTTTCACGGCGCGGAATGCGCCGGTCGTACCAGCAGTAGCCGCAATGGTAGCCAAGCCAACAAGAGTCCAGCCCGTGCCAGCGGTCATTGTGATGACACCAGTGCTGGAGCCGTTCACGTTACAAACGCTGAAATCAAAGAAACTGTTGTTCTTGGCGCTGCTGACAACCGCTTCCAAACTAGCCACGGTGGGCAGCGTGTAAGCAGATGCAGTAGTGCCAGGGCTGCCCAACAAAATGCCAGAAGTGATCTGGGCAACAGTCAGGGTCGCGCCGGTAGTGGCGGTGGGAGGCGTAGGTTGTACGCCCAGATTAACTTCAGACAGATTGCCGTCACCAACTTGGTAACCGCCTGCGCCATTAGGTAGAGCCATGATAATTTTCCTTCAAAAATTGTTTAATTAACCCCAGATGCGGCAAGCCATCGGTGGACGAATGGTGCTGTAGCCATACAGAACGTCAATACGGCAAGGCATACGGTCGTTGTTGATGTCGTACTGACGGACAACACGCAAGCTGATACCGTTGTGAACTGCACGCGAAGCCATGTCAACACCCTGGGGCAGCAACAAGTCAGCGGTAGCAAACGTGATAGCGTCCTTGTGGTAAACCAAGTTCTGTGCGTAAGCAGTAGAAGCAGTACCCAAGAAGGTCACAGCCTTGCTGTTTTGCGGCAGAACGTCCACGGTAGCCAAAGCATGGTTAGCCGAGTACATAGGAGCCACAGTCACAGTCCAAGTGCCAGACACAGCGGTTGCGTCAGCCAAAGCCACAAACTGGAACAGCGAACCAGTGGTTTCACGGGTTTGCGGGTTAACAGCAAAGCAGCTTGCAATGGTAAACACATCGCCGGCCTTGATGGTCGTAGTCACCGAACCTTGAGTCAAGGTCAGGGTAGACGAACCTTCAGAGGTCACAGCAGCGCCAGTGGTCGTGGAAGCCGAGGCATCGCGCGAACCAGTAGTGAACTGCTTGATGGATTGGCTCATGTTGATTTCTTCAAAGCCCAACACGCCAGTACCCATCATGCCGTTCTTGAACTGCTTGCTGATAGTGTCGGTGGGGTTAAACAAACCTTTCATGCCTTCAACCAAACCAGCGTTTGCAGCGGGGTTAACCGTTGCATAGCGGGGCGACATCACAGCAGCGTTTTCGTTCAGTTTTTGCTGCGCTTGCAACAGAACCAAAGAAGTAGCTGGCGTAGTGCCAGGAGTGCCGACGCTATTGCCGATAGTTTTGAAAGCATTGGCAACATCAGCGTCAATGCTAGAGGCCAACTGGCTGATACGCGGTTTCAACACACGCTCTGCGAAGTCGTCCAACTGCATGGTCAATTCGGCAGAAGTGAAGTTCACGCCAATATGCTTTTGCGAGGCGACAGACAAAGTGGTGTACTGCTCGTTGTCGTCCTGTACTTGCAAGGCAGCACCGTCAGTGACTAAAGCGCGGTCAGGCAGGCGAATACGCAGAGTCGAGCCAATCTTTGCACCTTCAACAGCGAAGCTGTCGTCGTACTGACGGTTGACGTTGCGGGTGAGCACCAGATTGTTCTCGAGAATTTCGAGAGCCTTTCGGGTGATCATATCAATGGTTAGGATACTATTAGACATGAAAAAAGTCCTTAAAAAAAGTTAGCGGTTTTGCGCTTCCCACTTCTTACGTTGACGCAACCGTTCGGCTTCAATCCACTGCGAATCCGTCATAGTCTTGGTAGACCGAGGATCAGTAGTGTCATAGGCCGGTGATCCAGTGGATCGGGCAGTGACAGGCGTAATCGGCGCTGGCGCGGATGTAGTACGTTTGATTGGTGGATCAGAGGCTAATTTAGCCTCAATCTTCCCAATTTCCTTTGCCTGTGCAAGCGGTGCTAATCGTGAAATACGCTCTGCGTCTTTGGGGTTAGTTCCGAGGTAGTAAGCTAACTCAGGTCCAACGTCCGAAGACCGAATCGTATCTGCCATCACTTCAGTAATTGGAAGTTTGGGGTTGTACGCTACTTGTTCAAAGTCATCGTACTTGCTCCGCGCTTCTTCTTCCTTGTCGTGATAACTCTCAAGAACTTGCGAATGCTGCTTGGCCGCTTCACGCTGTGCGAGCAATTGTTCGGCTTTTTGCAAAGCCAGCGCTTCGGCGTAAGCCTCTGTGCTCTCAAATTGATCGACAGA